CATTACATGACTTCCAATAAACCCTCTTGATCCTGTAATTGCTATTCTCATTTTAAAAACCTCTTAGCTGTTGCAAGTGCGGAAGAGATTGCTTGGTGCATATCAACATAGACATACATTCCGCATCGACCAATAAACGTCATGCGATCAGTATCAACCATCTCTTTGTATTTTTTATATGTTTCTCTATTTACACCATCTACATCTTTTACTGGATAATATCTTTCTTTATTATTGTCTTTATAATCACATGGCTCTTCGTATGTTAAAACGGTATGCGTATTTAAATCGCCGTGATTAGGAATATTCTTCCACTCAGTTACTCGAGTATATGGACCATTGTGAGTAAAGTTAACAGTAGCAGTTGGTAGAACCTTAGCCATCGGTAAAGATACGTTATGAAATTTAATAGAACGATACGGTAGCTCACCATGTTTATATTTAAAGTACTCGTCAATTGGCATTGAGTTAAACACGTGATCATACTTCTTTTCCATTGAAGTAGTAAACTTTGTACCAGTAAAGACCTTAATATACTTATGCTTAAATATATTCTCAAAGATTTTAGTGTAACCATCTTTAGGCATCATCTGATATTCGTCATTTGGAAAGTATAGCTCGTTGTCATCATCGCGTGTAGGAATACGATTAATGATAGACGGATCGAGTTCATCTAAAGTCTTACCCCACATCTTAAGAGTATAAGGTCTAAAGAATGTATCAAGGATTTTATCTTCACCTACGATTTCCTTTGTTTCCTTATTCACTGGTAGAGTAACATAGGTTCCATCATCTAATTGAGCTTTTACTTTATGTTTATAGTCAACCCATTCAGTAAATTTTGATAGCCAATCAACCACTTCTTTATTATTAGTATGAAATAGATGAGGGCCGTACTTGTGTATACGAATACCTTCATGATCATAATCATACGCATTACCGCCAATATGATTACGTTGATCTATAATTGTAACTCTATGTCCAGCTTCTGCAAGCTCTCTTGCAATTACGGCGCCAGAAAATCCAGCGCCAACGATTAATATTGACTTCATAGTATAACACTCAGTTCCTTTTGTTGTAGTGTTTCATCTAATGGATGCTCTTGAAGTAGAGCTGCTTTTTGTCTATCAGCCAGACTTGATAGTTCTTCTGTCGAAAGATTAACAATATCACTTGCCTTCAATGATGCTAGCTCTTCATTATTATACAGTAACATCATTTCATCATACTCACCAATAAGAATAGATCCTGCATCTGCTAGCTGTAACGGACGTGCTCTCCACCAACCAGATCCGGCATGGTTATATCCTGGCATTAAACAACCCCATTGTTCGGCATATACTTTACACATATCACCTTCACCAAGACGTCTTTGCTTTTCTTTACGAGAACCAAAGAACTCAATATCCCATGAATCAGCGTTTTGTTGTTTTAGCCAGCGTTTGGTTTTACCTTGAACTAATGATGCAAAGTTAAAGCATCTTTGTTTATCAGCCGGTGCTACCGAATCTTCTTCAGCTGAAGGCATCATAATCTGTTCCATATATTCCATTTCGTCTATATGTATATCACCACGATTACCTGGTACTCGATTACGATGATACGGATTAGGATTATAACCAACAAGTAGTTCTTCAGGATAATCAACAAGCTTGCTTAGATCACCACCCATAAAGACTGATAATAACATTGGAGCTTTCTTTTCACCAATATAGTTTACAGCTTTAAGTAATGTTTCAGTATGCGGTTCAAGTAATTCAAACGACATGTCTGGATCACACATCTTGTTTTGATTAATGGTAAACTCTTTCAGCAACGAATCTTTATCTTTACAAGATAGAATGCCTTTAAAGATATCTTCTGTTTGCCAATCATCAAATGCCAATACAAGGTTTTCCTTTGGTGTAGCATGAATGGCCCACAGACCGTTATAGAATGCTAACTGAAGGGCTTGGCGTGGAGATGCAAGGAAACATATAACCCGATGGTATTCAGATAGATCTTCTCCAATCTTTACCAACCGCTGTTCTACTTCATAACCCATATCCTCTAAGCATCTTATAAGAGAATAATGAGATGGTACTACCTTAAGTTGTTGTCTTAAATAAAAATCTTTTGTAGTCTGATTCTTATTCATACCTGTAATTAATATTTTCTTCATACTGTTTTCCAATGTATTCCTGCTTCATTAAGCATGGCTACCGAAAGCTCACACGATTCTATCCACTTTTCAGGTGCATCTTCCATCGAGTGTTCGCTCATTACGATTTGTTTTACACCGACCTGAATAAGACCCTTTGCACATTCAGAACAGACTGGTAGTCCATACACATAAACTGTCGAACCATTTAATGACGTTCCATTAAATGTCGCATTATATATAAGATTCATTTCAGCGTGTACGACATACTTATATTTAGTGTCTTTATCAACCAAGCGTTTTTCAGTATCGTCGATACCACGAGGAAAGCCATTGAATCCTTGAGCCAAGACTTGACCTTTAGATCCAATAGCAACTGCACCAACTTTCTTTGATGGATCCTTTGACCAAGTTGATACTGTCTTGGCCAGTTCCATATAACGTTTATCCCATTTATTACTCAAAAAGATTACTCCATTTTTGTAGTTTTTCTCTCTTTACTGCAATCCTATCATCAATTTCTTCTTGAGTGACAATCAGATATTGTTTCATAATTTCAATCATTGCTGCTACATCACCAACTTCATCTTTTAGATTGCTATTATATTTTTCCTGTAAACCTTTAGTACGTATTACTTTGCTGCAAGCCTGAATCAGCTCACCGCATTCTTCCATCGTAATAACTAATAGTTCATCAGTCTTATTTAACAAGATCAAAGTGCCTCTCGTATACATGCAAGTTTTGTACCTGCCAATACATTTGACCAGTATCAACATTCAGTTCATCAGCCAAAGCATATAGCACATATTCTTGCCATGCATAATCATTACGATAACCGAAGATTACATCATTAGAACGCATTTGAACAACCGAATGTAACTCATTATCACGAATGTAATATGTTACAGCATTGGTACAAATAAAATCATTCTTACAGTTATCGTTGTATTCAACCCATATTGAAGGACGCTGATATACCATCGATGCGCGGCGAGAATCTTTGTTGCGACGTAGTTCATCTACAACTTGTTCAAACTGATTATGATACTTATCGCTGAAAATAAGATGGCCATAGTTAGAGTTAATTTCACCATGACGATTAGCAGACATTTGCCACGCCTTTGGTGGATCTTTATCAATGTAGATATCATTGATGTTTGTTGATTGAGATTCATACCATGCAAGTTCAGCATCGATGTAATCCTGATTAGGAACACCAAAGATAGCTGGATCATCTGCATAAAAAGATGCACCAATCAATTCAATAGTTTTACCACCATTACGATCTGTGGTAAATCTTTTACTATCTAGTTCATTACGAAAGTAGGTGCGAATTTGATCAATTTCAAGTGTCATTATTTTGAATCCTTTGGTTCGTCACGTAGCCAATAGTTACTATCTTGATAAGGTGTTGGTTTTGAAGTCCATAAATTACCAAAATCGTTTGGATTAATGGGGTATGGAACACCACTTACACGAATTTCATCAGCTTCTTCTTTAACGATTTTGCGATTTAAGAAATCACGATCAGTATCTTGGCCATCGATACCACCGCGAATATAAGCAGCAATGAATGAACCATAATTGATTAGATCCTTTGCTGAATCTTCGAGTGATTCAAAGTTAGGACTATAGTCTGGATCATTTTCCATTGCTTCGACAACTGACATCATACGTAATGTTTTTGCATGCACAATATCAAGTAACGATGATACACCACGTGGATAGTAGTCTGCTTGTTTAATATTTGAATTAGGATTCTGATAATCATTAGCTTTTTTAAGCTGAAGATCAGCGCATTCTTGTAACACTTTTAAAGATTCTTTCATATAGTATTCCTTGTAATAATGGATATATTATAACACATTTTAAGCCGTTTGTAAACACTTTTTATTAAGTAATTTGTAAGATTGCATATCTCTTGCAACGGTTAATGCATCTAGGACTGGTAAGTAACCATCAGCATCAAACGTAAGAACATCTCCTAGCTTATAATCTGTTTCAATGTTTTGTGTGTAACTAACAATATGAGTAAGTTGACCTATACGATGTGATTCTTCTAATCGGCCTTTATTAGAAAGCGATATATTCTCTGACCACTTTGGACGACGCTTTAAATCAATAAATGTTGATTCTGATAATTGAAGATCATGTCTCCATGTAGTTGGCTTACTAAATCCACCTGCTTTATATAACGTAAACTCAAGTGCTAGTGCTTCTACGTTAGTCTTATTACTATAAGAACCTTTACGATATTCTTGCTCTAACGCGTTAAGTAACCATTCATCTACGATATATCTATGGTTGTTAATTCGATCGATCAATTCACTTACTGTTGTCATACTATATTAATCCTTAGGTTTATGAACGGTGCCTAAATGCACACCAATGGTTTTATTTAATTTGCTCATGGGAATATTATCCTGTGAAAGCTCTAACGCTTTTTGTTTCATATTCACATTAAAGTTATTACGAAACCAAATATCAATTCGATCAGCAAAATTTATAAGCTTACGAAATATCTTGCCTTTCCATCTATTTAGTGTTCTCATTAGAACAACTCCTTTTCAGTCATTACAAGAAATTCCATTTGATTATTCTTTGCATGCATTATAGCTGCAGTCCATTTTGCTTTATTAACTTTCATAGATCGTTGGTAATTTGGTTTGATTTCAATAATCTTTTGCACTCGGTTTCCGTCTTTATCGATCATATCAACCCAGAAGTCTGGATAGTATGTTCTAATTTTCTCTTCAAATCTGTACGGAATTTTAATCTCTTCACTTGACCATGACAATATTTGTTCATTACGATCACAATAGACCATGAATAATCTTTCCCAACTACTGCGATAGATTATTTGTTTTATATTACCATTATACTTATTAAGATTCTTTGGAATATACTTACCTTTAAAATGCGATCTACGCATGAGTAACCTCTTGACATTCTTTAAATCGTCTCATAGACGTTCTTACACCGTAATTATCATCAGTATTATCAATTGTTGCTGCAAGGAAAGATAACAGAAAGATTCTGCCAAATTTTACCACTGATGAATAACTCCTGCAACAATGAAGAAGCATGTGATAAAGTTTACCAATACCACAATACTTCTTATCATAGCCACCTGATCAGCTTCTCTGTCAGTGCTACCGACTTTCTCGCCAAGTGACTTGGCCCAGAGTCTCCAATACTTATTGTTCCGCATCATTACTCCAATCGATACTAATACGAGTATTACCTTTACCATTCCAATGATATGTACAACCCATCTCTTCAATAATAGGTAAAATAGCTTTTAGATTCTTTACACCTTCCTTATCTCCAGCAAAACAAAAACAAGATTCGAAGATTTCATTTGGTGTATAAGTTGGCATAGTTCCTTCGCCATCATAGTTGTCAAGCATTTCATAATAAGCATCTTCACCATCTTCCCAGTCTTCTTCTTCAATAGAACAGTCTTGTTCGTGATTAAAAAGACACTTATCAAAATCAACCGATTGCTCTTTAAATGGCCCTGACTCGTGATAATCAGGGACATCTATCCAAGCACAAGAAGAGCAGCAAAGGTGAGCCCAGCCACAGTACCACCCTTCTTGTCGAAGGCGATCAAATAACTTTTCTAGTTTATTTGTTTTCATCTTCTAGCTTATTACCATAGTAATCATGAGTTCCAGCATCGTGTTGCTTACGACGCATTCTTCGCTCTTCATCGGCTGACAATGCAATAATAATAAAGCCATAGCTAAATGCAATCATGCCGATTCCAGTGAAGACTGTCATCCAACCATATAGATCTGCAATCGCCATAGCTAAGTACATAAATGTGCTACCTACGCACAAACCATCAATAAACGTTTTCGTTGTTTCTTTCATTATATGTTGCTCCTAAAAATATATTCAATAGCGCGATCTGCTTCTTTTGTTAGATCGCGCTTACCATACCAGCCACCCGTATCATTATCAAGATCACGACATATATATGCGATTTCTTGAGCTGTGATTGGATAACCACGTTTTGTAGCGTTCCCCGCCACCGTCACCATGATTTGATACATCTTATAGTACCAACCTGTTCCGCTGATTTTTTTATACTCTTCGACTTGTCTTTGGTTTACAAACGGGCAATCACGATAGCTTGTCCAAGTAAAGTCTTTATTATTTAATTGTTGTTTACGATGTTCGATTAACCCATTACGAATTGATTCAGGCAATCGATCAAAGAATGAATCACTTGTAGATATATAGCGATGCTTCTCCATTAACTCATCTGGATTCATAACTTTACCTTCGTGTGAAAAGATAAAGTTATAAGCACCTTCATAAGTTGCTGGTATATAATACATACGAGATAAATCTTTAGTTTGAGCATCAGCAATATCACCAATCTCTTTATTTAATGCATACCAGAAATGTTTGATTTGATCGCTATCAACCCACTTAGTCAAAGGGAATACTAAACGAAACTTAGGATTCTCTTTGGTAGAGCTTGCTGTTGAATAACAAACATATTGATACTCTTCATATTGTTTATGAATATCTTCAATATCACCGACGTAATCATCAACATCAACAATGCCAAAGCCTCCCCATGCGACTACGTTGGCATTTGCTCTTTTGGAGTTTTCAACGTAAGTCGCAGGAGAGATCAATGGGGCATCTTTCTTTTGCTTAAATGTTTTTTCTTTTGCTAGCTTATACAGTATCTGTTCGAACTGATCAAAGTCTTTATAATCAACTCGTTTAGAAGTATTGTTATCGTATATGCTATCAAATATTGTTAAGGAGACCATGATTGCCACTATGTGATGGATTAATCCAACCTTCAGGCTTTACCAGATCGGGCAAACCAAGAGGATTGGGCCTTTCTTTTTTAACTCCGACTTCTTTAGACATGTTAGCTTGATGAACTTGATCCCATGCTTTATAAGCATCAATACCAAATGCATCGAGTGTACCGATTGCAACAACACATAGATCAATTAGACCATCTACGATTTCTTCTGCATCTTTCTCACCAGTAGCTTTAAAGGTTTCATCAAACTCTTCTTTAAGGAATGCTACACGAAAGTGCAATAGTTGTTCTAGCTTTTCAGGATTGTTTTTAATCCACTCATGTACACCATACTTACTGTGCATATCAGCGATATCTTTTACCCAGTTTTGACTCATTGTGCAATAACTCCTTGAGGTGTTGCTGCTGACATATCGATAGATGATGTCGATTGTACATAATGATCAGCAAGTGCTGCTGTAGGATCACATGCAAATACGACTTGAGCAGCATCAATTTCAAATGTATCACTAGCTGCATAAGGCATAAATGGTACAAACCCTAGATTGACATCATCTTGAGTGATTGTAACTGGCATCTTTAATGTATACATACCGGCACGATCAACATCAGTTCGTGCTAGTACTTCTTCACCTGTTACGAGTTTTAATAATTTTATATCCATAGTTTTCTCCGCGTTAATATTGTATATTATAACATAGTTTTAAGTAAATGTAAACCCTTTTATCCAAAAAAGTTTTCAAGAGAAGCTCTTTCTTCGGAAGACCAACCGATTGCACCAAGGATTGGTTCGATTGGATCAAGGAATGTTTTCTGGAATTGTAAGTCATAGTCAATATATTTATCAATTACAAATTCAGATGGTAAGTAATCAGGGAATGATATAACGTTTTCCTTGATAACATTTGGCTTACGAAGATAGATAAACTTGACCTTATCACCGTTCTTGATTGGTGAATACTTCCTCGTAAGAGATAGATCTTCGACACGTTTGTTATAAAGCAAGCTACCTCGAACATGAATTGGAGTACCTTTCTTGTAGATCGTATCGTTGTCTTTGTATTCATTGACTTTAGATACACCACGTGGAAATGCAATATCATGTGCAGGCAATGTTACAAAGTAGTCTTTGAAATCTTTGATTGCAGCTTGAGTCTTTGTTTCGCTGCCGTCAATGATTACCTTGAAAATAGATTTAAGAGCATCACGACATGGCATGGGGGTGGAAGATTTGATAGCTTCGATACCCATGATCTTAAGCTTAGGTTCTGCATAACGTACACCTTCGTTATCATGTACGTTGAGGATATAGCGTTTCTTAGCAGTCCATATACCTGTGTCTGCAATAACTTCACGACCCATAACCATTTTGTTTTCGATGCCGCCCATCATATTGAATAGGTTGGTATAAGCTTCGGTAAGAGCTGGTTCGAGTTTCTTTTGTGCAACAGTATCAAGAAAGTCTACAGGATTAGCAGGTTTAACTGCTTCTACCAATGGATCAAGGTTAACATAAAGTGAATCGGTATCGATTGCAATAACATAATCTTTATCTGTTTTAAGTACTTTGTTGAGGTAATCATTGATAGCAACCTCAGCCCACTTAATCGATAGCTGGCCTGATAGTGTAATAGCTTCAGCAATACGTTGATCAAAGAATCGGAAGTACTTATTACCGAGTGCACCATAAAGAGAGTTTAGAAGAATCTTGATAGCCATCTGTCTGTTTTCAGCAATAGCAATATCACGTTCGATACTGTATATCGTTTGCTTATCATCTTTATCAGCATTCTGTAGAGCTTGTTGAGCATCCAACATTTGACGCTTGATACCAACCCGTTCAGTATACATGCCATCGATGATGTCTGGCAAGATACCTTTCTTATCGGTTCGAAAGACTTGACCATTACCACCAATCGATTTGCCGGTACCTTCGAATGTAGTCTTCTTATCAAGTAACGATTGTATATCAACATTGTATTGTTCACCTTCGATAATCGTTTCAGGTGACATGTTGTACTGCATAATAAGAGAAGGATACAGGGAGTTTAGATCGAAGCTGACAACCCACTTATGAAGACCTACCTGTGGATCTTTTACATAACCACCAGGATACGGTGATTTCATTTTAACTTCGCTGAATGGTACAGCAACTTTTTGTTCGAACAATTCACGATAGATAATTGAATCCCATATCGAGGTTGTACCGAAAGTATCGTTGTAGTTAACGCCGCCTTTGTAAGCCATAGTCAAACATAGAGTAATAAGGCCAAGCTTATCTTCCATACGATCAACCAACTCTACATCTTTGATGTTGTAGTCAATAAACTTTTGATAGTCTTCGAGATACAATGTATGCAGAGAACCATGTTCTTCGTAGGATAGTTTCTTTTCACCTAGAACGACATGAGCAATATGATCGAGTTTGTATGATTCTTGTGCACCGTAAGAGTAACCAAACTTCTTGAATAGATCAAGGTAATCAATAATCGAAATACCTTTGATGTCATAAGCTTGTTGAGTACGGCCCATCTGAGTGACTGGTCGTTCGTCGATGAGACCCCATGGCGAGAAGCGTTTAACGAATTCATTGTCAAGAACTTTAACTGTACGATTGATTAGATACGGCATATCAAAGAATCTGCAGTTCCAACCGGTTACGATATCAGGGCAATTGGTTCCACGCCAAAAGTCTGTAAAGTCCATGAGTAATTCAGCTTCGTTAGGAAACTCTTTATAGACGACATCGTGTGTTTTCATGATCGTATTTTCTACATCATATTCACGTAAACCCCACACGTAATACGTGTTGTCAATATTGTTTTTAGTTGTGATTGATATGATAGCTTTATCAGCTTTTTCTGGTTCAGGGAAGCCATCATCAGATTCAACTTCGATATCGATTGTTGTTACGTTGATCTTGTTACGATCGAAGTCGATTTGACCAGGAAACGAATCATTGATGTATGTAGAGATATATCGATCGTTACCAAAGATGTTTCTACCTACAACATCTTTATTCATTTGAATCCATTCTTTGGCATCTCGCATGGTATCATGTAAGACAGGTGCAACAGGTCTGCCACATAGTGATCGCCATTCAGTTGGATTGTTGGTTGAAACAAATAGTGTGGGTTGATACTTGATCTTATCAGCATATCGACGGTTGCCGTCATAGCCACGAACTAGAAGTTGATTGCCGAAGCGTGTTACATTAGTATAGAATTTCATAGTCACCTTTACGTAATAGATGTATATTATAACATAGTTTAGAACAAATGTACACTTTTATTTATTGGTGATGAGCGACCGAAGTCGCCCATCGAGGTGTTACGATTAAAACTTAGCCTAGGCTTACAGCAACTAACCATATTACTAAATATGGAAGAGCTATTACACTCATAAACTCCGCGATTTGTGCACATACTTTACACTTCTCACGAGCAGAATTAATCGAATCTTGGTTTAAATATTTTTTCATGATATTCTCCAGTAGATTGGTTAGTTCTACTGGTATTCACCCGAATCAATCTTGGATAAAGGTTTTTTCGGTTGAGGTCCCAGCAGATCCGATATTGATCTTCCTAGGACGCTTCTCTTCCGGAAATTCAACTCTGGCTTTCACCACAAGTATGCCATTCCTTAGATCTGCATCGTCGATTACTACAAATTCAGAAATTCTAAATGATTTCTCAAACCTGCGAGACGAAATGCCTTTGTGAACGTATTCATTATTCCCTTGATCTTTTATTTCTCCGGCAATCTTTAGTATACCTTCTTTAACTTCGACGTTTAAATCGTCTTCAGTAAAGCCGGCAACTGCTAGCTCGATCAAGAAATTTTCATCATCAACTTTAACAACGTTGTGGGGCGGATAATTATCTCCACTACGTGCGTTTGAATGAATTCTTTCTAAATCATCGAATAAACCCTCGAATCCGAGAAAAAGTGAACGTGGTACGTGTAGTCTTGCATTAGTCATTTTGACCTCCTATTTATTTAGCAAGGTTAGTAATAGAACCCCGGTTATCCGGCGGTCCGTATATATTTATACAAAGTATAATGTTAGTTTGAATTACCGATGTTATACTTTGTACAAAGTTCCCATAAAGATTTATCCTTATGAGGAATAACTTTAATTTGACGTAGTGGTGCTTTAGCTGTAGCTTGTTCTGAATTGACAATCTGAACTAATCCCCAATCGCTCAACAGTGTGGTAATTGTATTGCGACGTTCAATGTCATTTTCAATTAAGTTAGATGGCTTGCCGTCCAATAAGAACAACTCTTTAAAATGTACAATAAAGTATCTACCTTGCTTGTGCAAGATATGACAGCTTTGATACAATTTGTTGTCTTTACGTGATGCCACGCCGATACGAGTTAATGTTTCTTTAATCTTTAGAAAATCATCAGGCTCGTTGAGAATAACTTCCAGCATGTCTGCTGGCGTCCATGTTTGTATTTGATTATTGTTTTCCACCTTTCATCATCCTTTTATTCAATTCAGTTAGTTGTTCATTAGTAAATAATGATAATACGGATTTAGCTTTTTCATTGCTATAGCCATAATATTCTTTTACCACTTCAAGATCAGATAGCTCTGTTGGCTTAAGCCATTTAGAGAATCGTTTTTTCTTCCTAACTATATTTATAAAAAAATCAAACTGAAGGCGATTGTCAATGTGATGATTGAGATTCATCTCATTAGCGTACAGTATCGTATCTGGAAAATACGATAAGCTTCGATTGACCATGAAAGGTGCATATTTTGATTCTGCAATGTCATCAACCATGATATCTTTCTTAGTTGTGTTGATTGCATTTATGTATTCGAATGGGTTCATTTGAACTGAACCCCAGCCATAATCTCGGTAAGACATGCTACCACATTAAGTTCATGATCTGCTACGAATGCATTCTTGTACTGATAGTCTGCAAGTATAAGAACAACTTGAGGTATCGATTGTGGTTCGATATAGTCACCCATGTTATCATATATTTGACGGAATAAAGCAGCTGGTTCTACATCGATGTTATTGACTACCCATTGACGCATACCTTTAAAGTTCTTTTCCTTAAGAGACTTCATAAGAGTTGAAACATTTACTTCTGATAACGATACTAAGATACCAGAATCGATTACACCAGACGCTGAGTAACGTTGTAATTCATTAAGAACACGACGCCAATCAGGACAATATTTCATTATGAGTTCAGCAATAACTGCTTTGTCATACTCAATACCTTCTGCTTTGAGAATCATTTCGCATCTTTCCATAAAGGAAGCCATTAATGCTGGATGATCTTTCTTTGCGATATTAAATTCAATTGGTGTACAACGAGAATGTAGTGGTTCAATAATACGATTCTTGAAGTTACACGTTAGGATAAACCTACAATTAGAAGAGAACTCTTCGATAAACCCACGAAGTGCAGGCTGTGTAGATTGTGCATTAAGATAATCAGCCTCATCCAAGATGACTACTTTGTAGCCACCTTGAAGAGAAACTGTCGAAGCGAATTTCTTAATCTTGCCGCGTAGTGTATCAATGTTACCTTCTTCAGAACCGTTGATCAAGATATAATCGAGATCAAGTTCTTTACATAACGCCTTAGCGACGGTAGTCTTACCAAGACCAGCAGTGCCGGTGAGAAGCATATTGTGTAAGTCACCCCCTTTAACAATATCTTCAAAAGTTTTTTTAATCGTACGAGGTAAGACTATGTCACTAATTCGTTGTGGTCGATACTTTTCTACCCATAGAAATTCATTAGACATTAAAGTACCTCCCAACCAAGAACTGT